TTTAAAAACGTAGACAAGTCTACCTGGATCATCGCGTTCGCTGTATTCCTTCTCGGTTTCTTTATGGGTAAGACCATGCAGCCGGTAATCCTCAGATATACCTAAGCCTCTACAGTCTCTTTGAGATGTGGAGAACCACTTAACCAGTTATCATCTGGTATTGTCGAATAAGGCACGAATGTTCCCATGTCACCCTCCTCAAAAACAGCACCGAAAGTCTCCAAACCAGTATCTTCAACAAATCCAACTGTCGAAGATGCTTCAGTGACCTCCTCTTCCTCTTCCTCTTCCTCTTCCTCTTCCTCTTCCTCCTTTTTGTTTTTTAAGGTGTATTGTGGTTTAAAAAACAAAATAAAGAACGCTCCGACCAAGAGAATGGTCAGAATAATTTCCATCATTGTTTATTATATGTATATATTATTTACACGGAAGAGGTGACCTCAGGTTCACCTTCCTCTGTGATCTCCTCGAGCTTGGCTTGTGTGGAATTCTCCTCCTCACGCACCTTACGTCTCTCCTCCATCTCGGCGGCTACGATCGAATCAGCCTCCTTGACGAGTTCCTCCATGGGAGTGTCTGGCTTTTCCTTCTTGAGGCGCTCGAGAACCTCAGCTGGGTGAGAGACTGGGGCTTCATCGGGCTTGGTGTAAAACTTGGAGTTGTCGTCACCGGGGCTGAAGTGATTCTTACCCGCCATCATGGCATCCTTACGCTCCTGGAAGAGTCGCGCCGCCTGTGACTGGTTCTCCTTGTATCCAGTCATAATCTCCTCGAGCTTCTCGTTCGTGTAGTGGACATCGTCGATAGCCGAAGGATCGGGGGGAATGAGAAGCCACTTATACATGTCTACCACGTAGATGTCAAAAGTGGGATCCTCCTTCTGAAGGCGCTTGGCGTGATGAGCCGCCTCGTCACGGTTGGCAAACGCACCACGAATCTTAATTCCAAACTTGTCATTCTTCTGAGGAGCCTCGGGTCCGACAACGGAGAGGCACGCGAAGAGCTGCCCGGGAACGGTGGTGTAATCTTGTGTGAGAGACATTATATCCAATAGTCTTTTCAAAACTTTAAGTTCTTTATACTTAAGTAATCTCTTAAAGGAATGATTCTATTCAAAACCATGGAAGAGATCCGAAAGAATCACAACGAGGCCAAGAGATCTTTGATACAGTCTGTCACGGGGAAGGGTAACAGTATCTTGGACGTCGGTTGTGGTTTTGGTGGAGATCTTCAAAAATGGCACAGGTGCGGGGCGAATATCAACATGTGTGACCCAGAACCTAGCGCCCTCGTGGAGGCCAAGTCTCGCGCTAAGAATATGCACATGAGGGTGAATTTTTACGAGGGTGATATCCACAACTGTCCAAACAGAAAACATGACATCGTGTGTTTCAACTTTTCACTTCATTACATCTTCGCATCGAGGGAACTCTTCTTCAGTTCTATACGAGAAATCAAAAAGCGAATAAAGCCAGAGGGAAAGGTTATAGGTATCATCCCCGATTCTGAAAAGATTATATTTAAAACACCATACTTGGACAGTGATGGTAATTTTTTTAAACTGAAAGATCACGGAAATGGTGGTTTTGGGGAGAAGTTATTCGTAAATCTGACAGACACACCCTACTATGCGGATGGTCCCAAGGCAGAACCTGTGGCATACAAAGACTTGCTCGTCACACACATGGAAGAGTTGGGATTCAAGCTCATCATGTGGGAAAGTCTGACCGGGAATCCTATTTCAGAGTTGTATAGTAAATTTATCTTTGTATATAAGAGATGAGCATACCACTGTTTGTGTTACTCACCGTAGCTACTGTCATTTTTTACATGACAAAACAACCGGAGAATTTGAGGATAGTCAATGAAAAGTACAAAACCCTCAGGGAGCATCTCAAAGAGACGAACAACGAGAAGTTTCATATACTCAAACGTCACATCCCGATTACCGGTAAACTGTGGATGAATGAAAGTGTTGGAACGAACACGAACAAGGGAGGAGAAATAATCGTGTGCCTGGACGGCGAACCCAATGAAATTTTCCATGTGCTCATCCATGAACTCGCGCACTGCACAGTCGACGAGTATTCTCATTCCCCGGAATTTTGGAAAAATTATGAGGAGCTCAGGGACATTTGTGTCAATTTAGGAATATACGAGCGAGTCACCGAGAAGAAAGAATTCTGTGGTCAACATGTCCAGGACAAATAATCTCAGTTAAGTTTAATGAAGACACCACTCTCTGTCCTGGTAACAGCCGTGGCCTACTGGGTCGCTTTATACATCGTGCTCGTGCTCCCCCAGTTTTCGAAGAGCTACGTGATCAACCTTTTCTGGATGACACTGATCGCTCCTAACGTGATGAGATACGCCATAGGGAACATCCCTCAGCTTGCGGTAGATCGTGGGTTTTTCCTCGTATCCACCCTCATCGGATTTATCCTCGTATATCTCATCAATCAGGTTTCCCCTGACACGCGAGAGGCGATGAAGAACAACAGGGCGTCTAATGATAAGAAACTGAAACTTGGTCTCTTATTATCAGGGACATTTGCCTTTGGAACTTTAGTCGCGTATTTCGCTGGAATGGACAAGTCCATTTACAGTAATATGGGTTGGGAAACTGGCACCAGGACTAACACTAATACCATATCTAATTTTTAACGACGTAATCTTTGACTAAAAAGAAAACGACAGCCGCCACGGCACCAGTGGAGGCGAGACCTACCAAACTTCTACCCCCTTGTTCGTTAAGGAATTTGGGGATAGAGGTCGCGAGGCGATCCTGAATGGGCTTGCTCACGGAGACGGCGGCGCAGAAACCAGCCACGAGAGCGGTGAGCTGATCGTCGGTGAGGTTGAAGGGGTTCTTGCTGGCGGGCTTCTCAGCCTGAACCTGGTAAGCACCCTGGGGATTAGGAGCTGTCATATGGGGCATAGCACCCTGCATCTTAGGCTCGTCGGTCATCATCGGGGGCTCCATCATAATGTCATTAATGGGAGTAGAATCCATCGTCTCTTTATGTTCACTTATATTTTTTTCAGGTTGAATATACGCTTCATTCTGCCTGAAAGTAGTTGTAGGATTATTATTCAAAGGCACCATACCATCCCCATTATCAGCGAGGTTCATGGTAATTACGTTCTCAGTGGCCATTTATTATACCCTTATGTTTTTGAAAAATTATAAAACACGCAATCATTTCGTCTTTGTTATTTTCAGATTCGTCTTACGAGTCGCCTTTTTGGCGTCATCCTCTTTTAGATCTCCGTGTTTTGGGTTGTACATCTTCTTATGAAGTCTCCAAAGGTCCGGTGACCCCACCCTGAAATTCTTCCTGAGGGTTGCTTTGTACCAAAAGACACAGTCTTGAATTTTATTACTCTTGACTGTGTTATCGAGCACGAGGCATTCGAAGTTTTCCGTGCAGGCGTCCATCACTTTACAGAACATATCGAAGGAGGGAAAGATGCCAAAGAATGATTTGTACAACTTTTCACGGTTTTGAATGATATTCTCACGGAGGATGAAGACATAGTCGACGTTCGCTCGAAGCGCTGGTGGTAGATCCATCACGTACTGCATCGTCAACATGAAAAAGATCTTCCAGTGCCTGCCATTCATGAAGCATTGGCGGATGCACGTGTCCTTCAAGAACTTCGAGTCATACATACAATCGTCCAACAACATGAAGGCACCGCAGTTCTTTTTACCGGCACCGACAAGTTTACGTTGTCTACTCATCACCCTTTCTATGGCGTCCCTGTCATAGTCACCATAGACGAACAAGTCGGGAATAAATTCTGAGTAGAAATGATTACCTTCCTCTGTTCCAGAAAGAACGATACCGGCGGGAAGATGCTTCTTATGAAACATGATATCCTTCACCAGGGTAGACTTACCAGTGTTACGCTTGCCTATAAAAACACAGACCCTGTCATCTGACATTGATTCAGGCTTGAATTTCCTCAACTGGAGATTCATTCTAGTATTATTCTGGGTTTTAATACCAGTTTTTTTACTCATCCTGAGAAACGTTTTATTCGAGATAAAAGTATCTACACAGACTGTAAATGCTGATGCAAACAGGATTTAATGGATCAACAGATGACATGGCAAATGAATACATCAACACCATGGTAGACATCTTGCTTCCTATTTTGGAACAGAGTATGATCATGGCTGGACAATACGCCAAGGGATGTGATAGAGACGTCGTCCTCCCAGAGGATGTCGAATACGCCACAAAGTATTGCGCGATGCGTAGGGTTGGTCAGGTGATCGGCAGCACCATGCCCGAAATATATGATGAGTCTGACTCGGATGCCTCTTCGATAGAGGAGGTTGCTCAGGAAGACTGTCCCGATTTTGTCAGATATTCAGGAGACGATCCCCTTCTGAACGAAGTTAACCAGGCGTATGACATGTGGGACACTTGGAATCCCCAGAATCCGACAGAAGAGATGTTAAAAAATGCTATTAATAATAATGAGCATCTCGGAGCCTGAGCCGTGGTCGTTCAATGATGAAGACCAATTCAAGAACTACGAGTCGGAAGGAAGCTCTACAGATGATTCAGATGATGAAGAAATATTTTCAAAAAAAATCAAAGGTAAGAAGTTCAAGAAGATTGTGAAGAAAGAGAAACTTTCCTTCGAATAATTTTTTTCCCAACTTATTGTATAAAACAATGTCCGCTGCTATCGAGACCGTCAACCTCGTTTCCCAAGAGCTCCAGACCCAGACCCTCAACTCCATCGTCGCGGGTTTCTCCTTCGCCGCCGCGATGTCCTGGATGGACTTCGTCCGCTGGTCGATCACCCAGATTGTCAAGGTCCCCAAGAACGGTGGCTCCCAGTATGTCCTCACCGCTCTCCTCACCACCCTCCTCTCGGTTGTGATCTTCCTCATCGTGACCACTGTTAACGGCCGTGTTTCCAAGCCCGCTCAGCCCGTCTACGCGATTACCCGCTAAGCTCGCTTCTTACCCATAGACATGATCAACAGTAAACCTGTGAAAATGATCAGGGTAATATAGATGTATTCAATTTTCCATTCATAAAGATTCTTCTCTTCAGGAATGCTTATGTCTGGCAACTTTTCCTTCTCCTCTTCCTCCTCCACCGGTTCCTCTTTCATCGGAGTCAGGTTTTCCAACTTGTCTGTGGAACAGGTAATTTCAAATTTCAGGACATGATCTTGGTTTCTAAAGTCGTAGGGTATCAGACGACCGTGACTCATGTAAAAGAATTCAATTCGTAAATCACTCATTGATTTGAGGGATCCAGTATGAAACTCGTGGGTCAACTTATCGTCTTTACCATTCACATTGACAAAGTCAGTTCCGTCCAGGAGAATGTGACCCGTGTAATAGGGTGTTTGTCCCGATGACGGCAGGGTTTGATTTAAGTGCTCGGACCCAGAAGAGATTCGCATCACCAGTGAATTGGGTCCACTCAAATTAGCCGCCCCAAAATCCGAGCCGGGCATGGCCACATCTAGAGCTGGAAGTCCTAAAATTTGATGCATCGTCGTTTGAGTCGCGCTCGTGTCATCGTATCCACGTGATCCAGTTTTAAACTTGAAAATTATTTGGCTGATACCATTTCCGCTTGAATGTGTCGGGGTGCCCATACTGAATCTGTTCTTCGTAGAGTCATAACTGATGTTGAAATTGAAAAGTCCTACATTCGCAAATTCAGCGGCGAATGACGCTCCATCGTAGTTCCCTTCAGGATATGATATGTCATGTTGGGTTGGAGAGTTTGCGGGATCTGAATATATGACTTCGAAATCAAACGCTTGATTCGTCCCACAGATCAAAAGTTGTGGTGTAGGGATTCGTGCACTCACCAATTTAATCTGTGACACGTCGTATATAGGAGTTTCCAGGTTGATGACATAGTCATTCGGGTTAGCATACAAAGAGGCGTCCCTCTGACCACTGTCTATAGTCAACTGATGAACCTTCATTAAAATATAGGCACAATATTTTAATGAGTGTTTTTGTTTACGTGTAAATACTTTACTGGTAAAACTGATGCGCGAGGGGGTTGTTCTGAAGCTGCCTCTTCGCGATATCGAGGCTCCTCGTGTGAGGGTTACTCTGCCCCTTGTATGCGTTGAACTGATGGTAGGGTTTCTGTTGGTAATTCTGAGTCCACCCACCGTTAGCGGCGTTGAAACGTCCGTCTATGCGGCTGGTATCACTACGGACGGCTGTGACCGTTCCACCTTGCTTGAGGGCACTCTCGCGAACGTTCATGCGACCGGGGTTACCCATGCGGTTGGGCATACCACGCTTATCTTCGGGACGGAAACCATGTTTCATGAGCTGCTCGTTGTTCTTCGCGTTCATCTGAGCGGCGACCGTGTTGGTGTATCCACCCTTGAAGTTGGAGATGCCGGGAGCGGGCTGGTTGTTATACATAAACTGGCCACCGTTGTTATCACTCTTGAAGCGGGTGGGATCTTGGGCAGCGGTGGTGGCGGAGATGACACGCTTCGCACCGTTGAATCCCAAGTTATCGCCGCGATACCCAGTCTCGGAGCGGTTCGTCGTCTTCTTGGTCCTCTCATGCTCGTTACGTGGGACAACACCGGTCATACCCTGAGCCCTTCCAGGCATCGAGGGTAGACGAGTAGGCATGTGTGCGGTGGTCGCCGGCTTATTGTGAGTCAGCTGACCAACGACAGCACCTCTACCACCCGAAATATCACCGGCTGGACCTGTTCGGCCTGGAAGTGTCGTCAGCTTATACTCACCAACATTGACGGGGTTCACACGCAGCATCTGCTGGAATCCACCAGTCGCGGGAACATTCGGGCCAACACCGAGACCTGGACCGACCAACTCCTTCTCGATGGGAGAGAGGTTGTTCATCCGCCCATGATCATACATCCGGTTTCGCATGTCAGCCATTTCCTGACCACTGGTGCGAGACTGGTTGACGATGTCACCGAAATTGGCCATTTCCCGTTTGTGAGAGACTTCCACAGGTGGCTCAAAATTGTCTTCCTCCACGACAGCCGGTTTACTTACAAATAATGGTTCGGTAGTAACTTTTGGTGGTTGAGATTTCGTGCTCAAGTTACGACCAGCGTATACAAGACCCGCTACAGCCATAAGCGAAATGGGATCAGCCATTCTTACTTTGTGTTAACATTTTTATTAAGATATCTTTGCTGGAATAAACCATTCTGAAGGTCAGCTCTGGTGCTGGCTGGTTCATACTGCATTGTTCTAATCGGCAACTTACACTCTACATTGTTGAGGGGGAAGTATCCATTCTCATACGTTTTGACTATGTGCTTGTTGAAGCGAGTCGTGCTCTGGGGACGAAGTTTATCACTGACATCTATGTGCTGGGCGGGAGAACCCTTACCAGCCTTGTAAGGGGCGGTGCCGTAAAGCATGGTGTTGGGCCTGCACCCACCACAGTTCACTGGGCCGGCAGGCTGAGGATAAACAAAAACCTCATCGGTAGCTTTCGTGGAGGGTAAAGCACCGCTGTTCTGAACGATAGAAAGGCCAGGTTGAAGCTGATACGCCATTTACTATAACGTGAGATATTTTCCTCTAGGCTCTTCTGTCACCATCCATTCCGAGTCCAGAATACGCATCGAGTTGGACACCCCTGGCGTTCGGGTTGCAAAACTTGGAATCACTCTTGCACATCGGGCCATTCTTGGGTCCATATAACCACTCCGCGAACTCTGTTTGCCCTCCTGGGATTTTGGAAACTGGCATCGTCACAAACTGCCTCTCCATGGCGTTTCTCAAATACTTGGGCATGGCAGTCCTGGACC